AACCTCACGGTCATGGGAACGACGACTGTCGTAAATACTGAAAACCTTTCTATTAAGGATCCTATCATCGAATTAGCCAGAGATTCTGTTGGTACTGGCGACACGGGTATTTTGATGAAACGAGCAGTCAATGAAAGCAATGTGGCCATCTTCTATGACGAAGGAGTGGGCTTCAAAATTGCTCACACAATGTCTGGAGCCAATGGAACACAGATTGTGGTTGATACAGCCAACGCGTTGCCTATTAATTTATATGGCAACGTGACTGTGACGTCAAACCTCGAGGTTGGGACTGCGAACCTCTTCGTGGATACGACGACTGGCTTTGTTGGGGTGGGAACGGACAGTCCTGGATTTAGTCTGGACGTCCATGGGACCTCGAATGTCGGGGCTTTGACGGCAACCTCGGGGACCTTTTCGGGGGACCTCGCCGTTGGAACTGCAAATCTTCACGTGGACACGACGACTGGACGGGTGGGGGTGGGGACGACGAATCCACAGGGACTCCTTCACATATCCTCTGGAACATCTGGAGATGCCCATCTCATTCTCGAAGCTGACACGGATAATAATATTGAAAGTGATAATCCCAAAATCGTATTCAGACAGGATGGGGGTTTCTATACAGGTGAGCTAGGATTAGACAGTAACCGCATGGTTTTTCGTTCGAAATCAAGTGGCATCGACAATACAGGGTTCGTCTTTTACTCTAATGTTTTTCCCTCATTTCACTCAATTGCAAACGACATTAATGATCTCGAGAACACAGAGATTGAAGTCATGCGCATTAGGGGTGACGGCAACGTCGGCATCGGGACGACGAATCCAATCCACAAGTTGGACGTCCACGGCACCTCAAACGTTGGCGCCCTCACGGCGACCACTGGAACCTTTTCGGACGACTTCACGGCGACCACTGGAACCTTTTCGGGGGACCTCACGACACCCTATCTAACAGGTCATGGATACATAGCTGAGCGATACTATTCTTTCTGCCCAACGAATAATACATCCAAATACTTTTTAGGATGGACAGTAGAGGATAATTTTGAAATTGATATACGTGATACCGGTTGGAATCACGGACAACATATTAAAGTTTATTTCCGCCGTTCATGGGGAGTAGAACCGAAAGTTATCGTGTATGGACCAAGTAGTTCACAATACAATTTTTATTATACAGAAAAAAGTGATAGGTATTATTTATGGTTTAATGAAACATACGGAACTGGCCCAACTGGTACTGAAAATGCCGGTTATTATATTAAAATGCGTACATCTAGTAGCCAGATAAATACGACAGAACCTGGGGCATCTGAAACTTATGGCGGGACAGTCATAGGTGTTAATAATGCTACGTTGATACCAAGTTCAAGCTATATATTTAGTGCGAATTACAATGGCAACGTCGGCATAGGGACGGCGGATCCAAGTTATAAATTGCATGTGGATGGCACTATTTACTCAAGTGGTGATGTTATTATGTTTAGTGACGAACGAAAAAAGACGGACATAGAAACCATACCCAACGCCCTTGAAAAAGTTTTACAACTTCGTGGTGTCACATTTAATAAATTAGACGATGATAACCGTAGACACGCGGGTGTCATCGCCCAGGAGGTTGAAAAAGTACTTCCGGAAGTCGTATACACATCAGAAGATGGTACCAAGAGTGTCGCCTATGGAAACTTGGTTGGTCTCCTCATCGAAGCCATCAAGGAACTCACTGAGAAATGATCTGGTACCTTACAATTATTCATAAATTTTACCAAACCTAATGTCGGGTTTGGTAAAATCTAACCTATGGGAATGGTACAGTTGGATCAGTCGGTTCAGATGTTGTGATTTCGTCACGATCGTCATGGAAAAAAACCGAAGATGGTATCGCCGCCCATGATGTAGAACCCGGTGTTTTCCAGAGTGCCTGGTATCCATCTCCACCAGCCGTTTCCTGAAAACGATAAGAAAACCGATAATACCCTTGTTTGAGATACGCAGTATACTGATCTGTTCCATAAGGAACGAGATCGGCCGTAGCACCATGACCTCCATATGCATACGTGACGAGAGTATAATTGATATGCATATCACTCGCATCATCAGAGTTGGTTCCGAAAGTATACGTACCTGTGGTTGCTATATAGATGTACCCTATCCATATCACACCGTAATATTCACCAGCGTCTGCAATACGTGTATTAATATTACCAACTACAGTTGGTCCAGCTGTTCGAGTTGCACCATTAAACAAATTTGTTAAGGCTGCCTCAGTTAGTGGGTACGAGAGTACATTATGTGAATACGTACGCCTTATCAGCCCAGCTGAAAGCGTAATTCTAAAATCACTTATGTTCAATAATGTTTGATATGTGTTCCCGATATGTTGCCCGAGTCGACCGATACTTATAGGATAACCAGAACCTCCACTAATTCCATCAGTTCCCGAGTAGTAAATGGCATTCAGGAGTGACCCACTGAGTACTCCAGACGTGGGAACTCTCCCGTAATCGAAGTATTTCGCGGTTAGGTATGCTTCTACGGATAGGTACTCGGCAGATGTGAGCTCACGGTCGAATACGATGACTTCAGCACATGCCCAATCGGAACTGTCTAATGATACAAGCAGCCCATAATTAATTGTCAATTGGCCAGACGCACCATTGGAATACCCCGATGATGTTCTATCGGTTCCATTTGAACGGTACATGTTTCTCTGATCCGTGGACAGAACCCACTGGTTTCCATGTAAATCAGTCAGAGGTGTTAACCAACTGTTATGATAAGCAACACCCGATCGACTATCATAAAAACCTGATAACCAATTATTACCTAAACCATCGAATATACGCCCACGTGTAGGTGACCCAGTTGGATTATAATACCGCGTCACATGGAATAGGGTATAATTTGAGGTAGTTGTCATCACACTTGTTGGGAACCTTAAACCCGCAGTTGTAGTTCCATAGAGGAATGGGAATTGTGTTTGACCACGACCCTCAACTGTGCGAAGACGGGCGAGGACGATACCTGAGCCACCATTTCCCGCGGAACCAGAACCTGCAAAATTTCCACCACCGCCACCACCGGTGTGAGCGGTGCCAGAAGTTCCATTAATACTACTAGATGAACCAGCTCCTCCACCTCCACCAGATCCACCACTTCCAGCTGTCGCACCACCACCACCGCCACCACCTGCAAAATAACCAGATACACCATAGCTAGAAAAATTAGGTTGACTAGTACCAGAACCTCCATTTCCACCAATAGTTGAGGACCCATTATCACCGGCACCACCAGCACCACCACCACCAGCGGAACCACCATCGGTACTTTCAACCTGGGTTGCGGTACCTCCGTTATTACCCAAACCCCCACTCGCCGAACCGGGTTGTGTAGCTTGTCCATTTGTAGTGTGTGGGCTCCAATTGACAGCACCACCACCCGAACCACCATTTATGTTAGTTTGACTATCTCTCGTCGAACCACCACCACCACCTAACGCAGTAAATCCAAATCCAGATGAATTACTTCCCTTTGTTTGACCGTTTCCAGAAGGTATTATACCACCTTGACCAACAACAATCGTATAACTTGTGGATGTTAGAGCTGTGGATTTATTATAGACTACTCCACCACCTCCTCCACCACCACCATTTTCGTATGCCCCGGCTTTATTATGACCCCCTGTACCACCCCCAGCAACCACAAGAACATCAGCACTCACGGAAGAAGGTGGAAACCATGTATACGTCGTCTGTCCACTGGCTGTACTAGCTGATACCAAACTTCCAAATTCCGGAGGTATCTCAGATGACAACGTGTCTGCGTAGATTCGACCATTTAGTGCGGCATTTGCTCGGTTTCCGTCAGCATAGTGGTTATCGAAGTTCCCATAGTGGAACGCTACTATATGTTCTCCCAGGGCTCGTCCTTGAACCTTTGAAGTTGAAACCTGTGGACTACCCCTAAAAGAGGTCACATGGTTTCCCTGCCCTGAAATATCCTTCCACGATGATACAGAACCATTCGTTACCTCAGCTGATAACCCTGTGTACCATCCAACAAGACCTGAGATTGTATTAGGTGAACGTGGGTTACTCATACTATACGACGAGCTTTTTTTTACTTACCTGTTCATTTTATAACCTCATCTATTATTTATGTCCATATATATACTAGATGGTAGTCAGTAGCGAATTGAGAACCCATAAGGTGATGGAGCGTGCTATGAGGGCCTTAATGGGTAATAATTTACCTCCAAGGTTCAAGTTCAAAGACACGTACGATTCAATTGAAGTACATACGACCTATCAACAGCATTTACCGTCACTGGCAACCCTAGAGGCCACACGCGGAGTTCGATAACACCCAAAACAAAATCGACGTCCGTTTGGAAGGGTCCGTTCACGCCACGATGCCTTTGCCTCCATAAATCTATTTCCCTTTTCTATCCGATGAGTGAGTATTACTCGCCGCCTCAATATTAGATTCATGCATTCAACTCACCACCCAAGTCGCATTCTTTCGCACGTGGTGAAAATCTATTCTCATAATAGATGCCTTTCCATCATTTCCCCGCTCACTTTGTGTACTGGACGCAAATCCCGGAGCACAAAGAAATCAGAAATACATATTTACCAAAGATACTGGACTTGAAGGAAACCATAGATGGTAACACACCTTTCAGGGCTTGTAAGGTTGGTACGAGTCTTGGTGTCAAAGACGTCAATGACTTTTTGTATGATCGGGTACTCGTCGAAAATCTCGTGCTCAAACCTCTGAATGAGATGCTCGATCAAGTGAAGCTAGACATCGACGAAATCAAAATTGTTTCAGCGTGGTTCAACACCTACGAAGAAGGTCATTTTCAAGAACTTCATGAACATAACGCATACCCATATGAAAATGTTTTTCACCCATGTTTTTCACTCGTCTACATCTTAAATAACCCCGGAGAGTCCAACGATACCGTCTACAGACTGAAAAATCAACCATTTCTTCCTCAACACGCTGTATGCGAATTTGATACATCACAGGAAAAATCAATAACCGAAGGTACATTGATGATAACTTCGTCATCCCTCCCACATCTAGTCAAACCATGTAGTACATCTGGACGAGTAACTATAGCCTATAATGTATTTGCCAAATTTCAAGACTTAAAAAAAACTCTCGCTATACTATAAAATGTCTGGTGGTATCGCTCAGCTCGTGGCCGTGGGTGCCCAGGATGCCCACCTCGTTGGTGACCCGGAAGTCAGTTTCTTCCGATCTTCGTACAAGCGACACACGAACTTTTCCCAAACCGTCGAACGTCAAGTGATTCAGGGCAACCTCTCCCAAGGTGGTATGTCCTCGGTTCGCTTCGAACGTAAGGGTGATCTTTTGGGTTACGTCTATTTGACATCCATCGCGTCCAATACGGCCGAGACCATTGATTGGTCGACGCTCATCGATAAGGTTGAACTTTTGGTTGGTGGCCAAGTCATCGATGAACAAGACGCCTTCTTCTCTAACAAGATTGCTCCAGAACTGTTGGCGCCCGGTCTCGCCAAGTCGGTGGCTGGTAACTTATATACCGGTGGGGCCTCCAAGTTCTACCCGCTTCGCTTCAGTTTCTGTGAAAACTGGCAATCGGCCCTCCCGTTGGTGGCTCTCCAATACCACGATGTCGAACTCCGCATTCGTTGGGCGTCGCATGCCAACGTCAACAGCTCTGCTCGACGCATCGAGTGTTACGCGAACTACGTCTACTTGGACACTGATGAACGTGAAATGTTGGCTCGCGAACCGCAACAAATCTTGATCACTCAGGTCCAGAAGGCGACCAAGTCTTTGTCCAAGGTGCAAGAACTCAACTTCAACCACCCGGTCAAGTTCCTGGCGGCGAGTAACGTCGCCTCCGATAGCGTCAACACGAACGCGAATCGCATCAAGCTCCAAATCAACGGTACCGATGTGACTGACTTCAAGTTTACGAATCCCCACTATTCGTCTGTGGCGTCGTATTACCATGCTCCCCACTCGGTTGGTAACGACGACCTCTACGTGTTCCCATTCTGCCTCGACACCACCAGGCTGCAACCGACGGGTTCGTTGAACTTCTCTCGCCTCGATTCTGCGCGCATTCTCAGCGAAACGAACGACTTTAAGGATGATATCTACGCCGTGAACTATAACATTTTGCGGGTTGAAAATGGTATGGGTGGCCTCATGTACTCGAACTAATTATAAAACTCTACATCTATTCCCAAATATAATACAATGTCTCTCACCAAACATTATATTATGTTGACTACTAATAAATGAACTTTTGGTTGATTGTCTTCTTATTAGGTGCTGTGTTCGTGCTCACGTATAATCCAAAATCCAGGACACTCGAAAAGATTGTGCAGGTCCAGCCGACACAGAATCAATGTGATGCCGAGCGGTATCAACGACTTCAATTCATAGGTGGTGAAGACGCGTGTACAGAAAAGGGTAAGACCAAAATGGGTGCAATTATTTCTGCTTAAAAGTTTGGAACGTTGATCATACATAACAATGCTCCCCATTGACCGAGAAACCATGATGATTGTTGGTGTCATCGTATGCCTAGGTGTTGTCGCCTACATGTTCCACGACATGCGAAAGACGAAGGAAGATGTACACGCGGTGAAGACCTTTTCTATGAATTTGATGAAGAATTTGACCATCGAGCACGTCGAACCAGAGCAGGAGAAGGTTGTTGCGCCGACTCCCGTTCCTGTGTCCGAGGAGAAAAAGGAAGAATAAACATGTTCGTCTATTATAACTTGCTAAATGAGCAATGAAGAAATACAAAGCAATCGCGATCCCAGTAACCTTTGAGGGAGATCGACCAAGATTTCTCACCGTGAGAGATCGACGGTTTAAGGATTGGATATTTGTCACAGGTGGGTGTCGACGACGTGAAATATTCAATCCTCTCAGATGTGCCCTCCGTGAATTGGAAGAAGAGACACGTGGTGTAGTGTCACTAAAGAAAGGTGAATACACCGAATTTAACTTTACAGTTAAAGAAAATGCAACGACAGACCTGATCTATAACGTGTATGTGTTCTTTGTGAACTATAAACGCCCAGACCAGATCAATCTTATTAAAAAATTTAATGATGAAAAGATGAAGACAAACTTGAAAAAGATTAACAAAGAACCAATCAAAAAGACGTTCGATGAAAATGATTTTATGAGTTTCGATACATTAGAAGAGTTTAATACTAGAAAGAGGTGGGACCTCATAATTAAAAATGTAATACAAAATCCAGAGTTTTATTCGTGTGTGACTTCTCTTAATAGAAAAACATTTTCTATAAAATAGAATGAAGTCAAAAACTTACATTTTAAAGCAGATCAAAGATCTTCTTATTGATAACAAGGCATATAGTGAACGACGGGCGGATCAATATATCGAAAATGTCAAAGATAATACAGTCTACGAACTTCTTGTTATTAAAAAGGATCTCGCGTCTCAGTTGAAAGAACACGCGGATGTGTCTTGCATGCGATCTCTTCAATATGACTGTACACAAGATGATTAAAAGAATGTCACGTAATACAGGTAAGTATGTTCAAGGCGTGGTGTTCTACACATAAATTGAACAATGGAAACAATTTATCACATGTGCTCATGGACGGTGGTGTCCTTTCCGTGCCATTTGATAAAATTGACGAATTTTGCGAAGAGTATATGAAGGCGGTCATTAACAAGGAAAAGTTATACGTGGTCGAACAGAAGAGTCCAACCTATAATTTCTTTTTGGATATCGATTACAAAGATGAACACGCATTGGATCTCGAGTACATCCAAAAAATGTCCCGAATCATATGCGACAAAGTTAAAACTTTTGGAGGTCGTGACTGTCTCGTGTGTGTATCCAAACCAAAGGATGTTGGTGAAGGTATGATTAAAACGGGGATCCATCTTAATTGGCCGGGGTTTGTTGTCGACCAAGAGTCTGCAGTTAATCTCAGGGATCACGTCGTCGCGACATTATCTTCTGTATTTCGTTCAAAGAAATGGAATCAGATCATAGATAATTCGGTGTATGGTGATCTGTCTAAAAAAACAAAAGGAAGTGGGTTTCGTATGCCATGGTCCTATAAGAAGGGTAAACATATACCGTGTCAAGGTCAGGGGTGTCCAGACTGTGAGCACACGGGTAAGATTACGGAATCACCATACCTCCCAATCTTCATGTATGTATACGGACCTATCATGTGTATGATGAAACCCTTGTCACAAGAACCCAACGCAGAAATACTCAAGGCGTCCATTGTACGAACAGATGTCACAGATGTCACACGAGTTCCAGCGCTCGATGGCACAAAGAAAAAAGAGGGTTCCTTTTCCCAGGCTGAAATGAAAGATGAATTTAGAAATGACGATGCAAAGGCGTATCTCGAGACATTCATTCGAACACACATGGAAGGACAAGACGATGCTCGCATTACAAAGATGTTCAATCATAAAAATCACTTTTTAATTTCAACGACATCAAAATACTGTGAAAATCTTGGTAGAGGTCACAATTCGAATCATATATGGTTCCATGTCGTCGGGAACGGTATAGTACAGAGGTGTTTCTGTAAATGTGAAACCATAAAGGGACGATACCATGGATTTTGTGCAGATTTCAGAGGTCGAGAACATCGATTACCAGATACCATTGTCAAGCAATTGTACCCAGATACAAAACCACCATCGAGAACAAAGACTCCACCACCACCCAAACAACCGTTGGAGACGACCCAGGCCATTGACATTCTTCAAGCGTATATGAATAAATGTATACAACCCATTCAAATTTTTAAACTCACAAAGAATCGTTCAAAGTATGTCGTCGATACAGATTCTGGACAATTCGTAATCGATAAAAGTTCGATAGAATGCAAAACAACAGGAAGAAAGTATATTTTAAATACAAAATCCAAGGAAATTTTATTTCCGGCTAAAAAATAAGATGTCAGCTGCATTGTTGGCTGCCGCCGCATATCTGACAAAGTCGCTCATTCATAAAGATGTTCGAGTTGACAAGCTCGATGAACTTGTGAAACAGGCTCACATGTACTCAGGCCTCGACAAAGATAATTTTTATGGGTTCCTTACAAACTTCAATCTATTTAAAGAGTGGATACACGACGTGGATATTGGGTCCACATTTCTGTACAAGGCTCTCGAACATCTTGAGAATATAGGTCTAATGACAGAGTTTCAGGACGATATTAGTGAACTCACGCACATAGTTGGTTATTACGCCGAAAAGGAGCTCATGAACAGTGCAATCAACAGAAACGTTGCGTTCCATCCGAAATACTTAAACAGTAGACTATAATAGAAGCGATGATTTCCAGATCCGGTCGTGTCATTAAGAAGCCCGAAGCATACGTTCCCGATGAAAAGGTTGAAGATGATTACACAGATGATGAATACGACACTGATTACGATGGAAGTGATATTGAAACAGACGATGAATATTACTCAGACGACGACGATGAATGTGACTCAGACGACGACGAATGTGATGAAAATGGAAATTTAAAGGACTTCGTCGTTGATGATGAGAGCGACGATGAGGAAATGTAAGCTTAAAAAAACCAAACGTATTTATAAAAATGGAGGCAGACATTGGCAATCCTATTGAATTTAATAAAAATGATATCGATCTTGGTCATGGTGAGAATCACAACCAAGAGCAACAGCAAGACTACTACGCTCCACAAATGATGTATCCATCTATGATGTACCCACCTCCCATGCATCAAGAACAAAAGGTTGATATATTCGCCAATATTGATAAATCAACATGGATCATTGGATTTGTTGTTTTCTTATTAGGATTTTTCATGGGTAAGACTATGCAACCCGTCATTCTTAGGCCAGGATAAGGGGGTATCCATACATCCAGTCCGTATGATCATACGGAAAATTACCAACAAATTCTCCAGTTGAACCACGCTTTTTTTCTGTAAAATACGCGCGACTCGTGACCAATGGATCCTTGAGCTGAGCAGCCAAGACTTCGGTTGCGGTGTTCATCTTCTTTTGTACATTTTCGGATGATGTGAAAAAGAAGATCGATACAATGAACACTATTATGAGTGTAATGATGTTGAGTATTATACTGAACATTTCTTACTAGAGACCTATATTTTTTTTATTCTTCAGACTTGCTGGTGACTTCTTCGCCAGCTTCTTCAGGCTTTTCTTCGATGACCGCGTTCGTGCTAGACTCACGAGCCTTGCGTCGCTCTTCCATTTCATTCGCAACAATGGCGTCAGCTTCCTTCACCAATTCTTCAATCGGTGCATCCGGCTTTTCCTTCTTCAAACGTTCAAGCACTTCAGCAGGGTGACTGATCGGCGATTCATCCGGCTTACTGTAATACTTGGAGTTATCATCACCTGGCTTCATGTAATTGGCTGAATCGATCATATCACGCTTACGTTCTTCAAACATCTTGACTGCGAGAGCTTGATTTTCCTTGTAACCAGTCATGATTTGCTCCAACTTTTCATTCGTGTAATGGATATCTTCAATCTTTTCGGGATCCGGTGGAATTAACAACCACTTGTACATGTCGACGACGTAGATGTCAAACGTCGCATCTTCCTTTTGTAAACGCTTCGCGTGAGACGCTGCTTCGTCGCGGGTATTGAAGCACCCACGGATCTTAATACCAAACTTGTCATTCTTTTGTGGAGCTTCCGGTCCAACGACCGAAAGGCATGCATAGAGTTGACCGGGGACCGTGGTATAATCTTGTTCGAGGGATGCCATCTTATAGGTATATCTGGTTTGAAAACTTTAAGCCTTTTGAAGCTTAAGTCGATTAAACGTTATGATCTATATTAAAACATGGAAGAGATTCGCAAAACACATAACACGTTTAAACGTGACATCATTCAATGTGTGACACGCGAAGGTGATCACATTTTAGATGTGGGGTGTGGCTGCGGCGGAGATCTTCAAAAATGGCGTCACGCGGGCGCCAACATAAGTATGTGTGACCCAGATGAGAATTCTCTCGAAGAAGCCAAAAGTCGAGCAAAAAACTTGAAGATGCGAGTGAATTTTTACCATGGTGACATATTTGCATGTCCACATAGAAAATATGATGTGATATGTTTCAACTTTTCACTTCATTATATTTTTTGTAGTGAACGTGTATTTATAGAATCGATCAAGGAAATAAAGAAACGAATCAAACCTGGTGGTAAATTAATAGGAATCATACCAGATTCGGAAAGTATTATATATAATACACCCCTCCAGGATGACATGGGAAATTTTTTCAAGATGCGACATCATCCAAGCGGTGGATTTGGTGAAAAATTATTTGTACATTTAGCCGACACACCTTATTATTCAGACGGACCCAAATCGGAACCAATCGCGTACAAAGATTTACTCATTTATGCGCTCACGTCGAATGGGTTTAAAATGAATATGTGGGAGGGTCTCGTAGGAAATCCAATATCTAGATTGTATAGTAAATTTATATTTACTTATAGAAAATGATAGCGTTGGTAGCGTTGATCATTGTTAATATGTATATACTAATCAACACAAAAGAACCAGAAAAACTTCGAATAGTCAAGGAAAAATATCAAATTTTTCGTGAACACGTAAAAGATACAGAATTCGATCACCTCGCGAAATGTATAATCATCACAGGACACACCTATCTCCGTGGCACGGTTGGGTATAATATGTTCAAGGGTTCTGAAATAGGTCTATGTCTCGATGGAGAGCCAAATGAAATATTTCATGTTCTTTTGCATGAACTCGCGCATTGCACAGTAGACGAATACACACATACCGATCAATACTGGACAAATTATAAAAAGTTACGAGACATATGTATTCGTTTGAACATCTATGCACAAATACCCAATGAGACACCATTCTGTGGTATGCAAATCCAGGACAAATAATCTATGTATACTCCAAATGAAAACACCTGTGAGTACGGTGAGCACGGCTGTGCTCATGTGGGTTGTCGTGTACGCCATAACAATGGTCCCGATGTACACCAAAAATTATTGGGCTAATCTGTCGTTAATGACGATCGTTATACCAAACATTCTTCGTTTAATCGTTGGACAAGTTCCACAATTGGCCGTCGATCGCGGCTTCTTCTTTTCTTCGACGATTATTGCATTCATGACCGTCGAGATGATGACGCGATTAATCAAAACCTTGCGATCACAGATTAAAGACTATGGCGAAAATAGAAAGAAGAGTTTGCAGATCAGTCTCTTATTTCTAGCTGCGTTCATATTCGGAACAATTATCACCTATGTGCTTGGTGTAGATAACTCTATTTATAGTAACATGGGATGGGAATCTACGCCTTAATAGCGTACGATTGACCAATGTAAAAGATGAAAGAAGCGACGAGACCTGTCGCCGCGAGACCAACCAAACTTCTTCGACCGGAATCGTTGATGAATTGAGGAATCATAGTCGCAAGTTTTTCTTGCACCGGTGTGCTGATCGCTGCGGCGGTGCATGCAGCCACTAAGAGGGCTTGCATCTGTTGATCGGTGAGATTCATCGGGTTTTTGGATTCCGGAGCTGCGGTCGGTTGTTGGACTACGGGAGCCGCAGCCATTTGCATGGGCATTTGCATGGGCATCTGCATTTGCATTTGTTGCTGAGGGGCCATCATCATTTGGGGTTCCATCATCGGTTCGTGTTGACCCATCAATTCTGCAATTGGTGTAGAGTCCATCGTAGCTTTATTTTCACTGATATTTTTTTCATGCTCGCCTTTCTGCACAAACGACGTAGAGGAGTTCAACTGAACCATACCCTCTGAACCATCGGATAAATTCATGGTACGGATGTCCGTCATTTAGTATTTAATCATGTTTTTTAAGAAAAAATAATCACGCACCCTGGTTATTTCTTCTTAGTAATTGTGAGAGCTGTTTTCTTTGTTGCTTTTTTAGCGTCTGTCTCCTGTTGTTCAAGATATTTTGGATTATACGTTTTGTTATGCATGTTCCATAGTTGAGGACTACCAACCTTAAAACCTTTACGAATTGTTGCTTTGTACCAAAATACACAATCCTGTATTTTATTAGATTTTGATGTATTATCTAATACGAGACATTCGTAGTTTTCGGTACATGCATCCATGACTTTACAAAACATATCAAACGATGGAAAAATACCAAAGAATGATTTGTATAACTTTTCTCTATTTTGAATGATGTTTTCTCTGAGAATAAAAACATAATCCACATTTGCCCGAAGCGCGGGTGGGAGGTCCATGACGTATTGCATCGTTAACATGAAAAAAATGTTAAAGTGACGTCCATTCATGAAACATTGTCGAATTCGTGTCTCTTTGAGAAATTTTGAGTCATACATACAATCATCCAAAAGCATGAACGCCCCGTTTGATTTATTTTTACCGCGTGTACCTACAATCTTTCTTTGTCTCGTCAACACTCTATCTACGGCTTCACCGTCATACTCACCATATACACATACATCCGGAACGAATTCACCATAAAAATGATTCCCTTCCTCAGTACCAGAAAGTACAATCCCTGCTGGGATGTGTTTCTTGTAATACATGATATCTTTGACCAATGTGGATTTGCCTGTATTACGTTTTCCAATGAATACGCATATACGATCATCATCCATAGTTTCTGGTCTGAATTTCTTCAGCTGAAGATTCATTCTACTGTTAGTGTCCCGTTTTATTTCATAAAATTTTACTCACACATAGTAGATATGTCCGGAGCTGTAAGGCTTGTCGCGACTGGTGTTCAGGATCAATGGCTTACCGGCGATCCAGATTTTTCCTATTTTTTAACGACATTCAAGAGACATACAAAGTTTGCAATCGAACAGATTGAAACACCCTTTGACGGTGACGTAAACTTTGGGGAACATCTTGAATGTATTATTCCACAGAATAAAGGTGACATCATAAAATCCATGACAGTCAAATTTATCATGACTGCACCAATCGATGGAAATGGTAATCCATTAAACTACGTGCCTTCAATCTGTTCGGAACTCATTGAAACCGCCGATTTGTACATTGGTGGTCAACTCATAGAAAGACTCACAGGCGAATACATATACATACATCAACAGACACATAATACGATTGACGACGTCGAACAGACGTTGTACTTTTTAAATGGACACGGAGATGTGGTTTTGAATTTTACAGGTGACTATACATTTTTCATGGATCTCCCATTTTATTTTAATAGAAACCCAAGTCTCGCCATACCAACGATTGCATTATCGAAACAACTCGTCGAAGTTCGATTAAAGCTTAAGAATTTGAATGAGGTCATTAATGGAGGTGTTCCCGACACTGGTGTGACAGCCACAATCAAAAATATGTCATTGGATACAGAATTTGCATTTGTTACAGAAGAAGAACAATCGTATTTGAGATCGATGCCGCTTGAATATGTCATTACCCAGATTCAGATGTCACAAGTTAAGTTTAATGAAGGTGAACTCGAAAAGTCATTCATGATAAATTTTAAAAATCCCGTAAAAGAATTATTCTTGATAGCAAAAAATGAAAACGACGCGTATCAAAAAATAACAAAACTGAAACTCGATTTTAATGACACCAATATAATCGACATGGATTATAACTTTTTAAATTATGAACAAGCACTTTTACATCATGTCAACTCGTCATCTGATGCGCACAATTTTGCCATGTATAGTTTTGCAGAAAATCCAGAAGTACACTACCCAACAGGACAAGTAAATATGAGCAGAATATTTCACAAGTTGATGACAGTCGGGATAGAAACGAACACACCTGGAGCGAATACTTTAAAGATTTATGCAGTCAGTTACAATGTTCTGCATATTGAGAGCGGGCTTGCTGGTTTAAAATTTTAAAGAGTTATAGTAGTAATGGCTGGCAGAATTCAGCTTACAACAAAGGGTGTCCAGGACGTCTACTTTACAGAAGAGCCTGACTACTCATATTTTGTACAACTCTTCAAAAAGCATACAAATTATGCAACAAATTACATAAAATATGACATTTCACAAGAGTCAAACTTTGGTAAAACTGTACGATTTACAATTCCAAAAGATCAGGGTGACCTCATAAAAACAATAAGCCTCGATGTCGAGTTGGCGCCCATCGCCGGAGCGGACATTACACGGATTGGTTATGTAGAATCAATCGGTCACGCAATGATCGAATCTGTATCTATGTTCATAGGTGATATATTGATTCAAAACATACCAAGTGACTATCTCCAAATTTACTCCGAACAAAACTTTACACAAACAAAACAGAACGCGCTTGACAAATTGGTTGGAAAATACCCGGAACGAACATCGGATGTCCCGGTCGCGAGTGGTGTTATTTTGGGGCATCTCGGTCCAGCGACGACATCTAGGAAGTTATTTGTTGATATACCGTTTTACTTTTATAGACAACCCAAACTCGCCATACCCCTGTGTGCGATGTGTTTTCAAGAAATTACCGTGGAGATTAAATTTAGAGACATTGCGGATTGTATCGTGAAAACAGATGACGCGGCATCGACCGCACTAGTCACCACGACACTCGATTATGAACTTTCATCGAATGTAACCTTTACAGAAAATGTAGTCGCGGCATCGACCGATGGTCTCAAACTCGCAATAGATTCGGGATCGTCTACGACACTATTCAAACAGGTGTTACGAAATGAACTTGTTGATTACCCAACCATTTCCACTTTTAATGGGGTTGGAGTGGTATCACAAGGTTTAAACACAATCATAAATGCAGATGGTATACATCGATATGAAAACGGTAGCTGGGTCAGATATAATGCAAGTGATGCGAACATAAACATATCCAATGTCAAATTTTCTGACGCGGGTAATGTCATAGTGCAAGTGGGAAGTGGATATTGGGTATGGAATGGGAGTGGGTATACATTTACCAGTGACACCAAAATATATGCTGTATCGCGAGATGGAAATGTTAGAGCGTCTTATGATTCTATATTAAAGAGAGTTACGACTACATTGGATGGATCATCATTTTTCAGCTTCAATACAACCACATTTGATAATGCATTTTTATCCGGTGATGGAAGTAAAATAGCACTTCAATATGATAACAGTTTATTGTCCGTATATCAATATTCAAATCAAGAATGGACTCCGTATGGTCAAACTATTGGTGTGTATGAAAGTCAGCAATTGACATTAACAAACGATGGTAATACAATTTTCATATTTAATCCAAATGAAAGCACGGGTACTGGTCGTGTGTATACATTTGATAGTATATCGACGCTATGGGTCGAAGTATATCGCTACAAAGGCACCGGAACGTACTCGCGTATAAATGACCTCGGTACAATATTCATAGTCGGCAACGATTATGTAAAAATACAAGAAATTACGAGAACCGTTGAAAATTATGATGATATTGTCATTAAAACAATTGAAAATATTACAAACACTGGTGGAGCTGTATATGGTGCCGGGTATCAAGGCTTGGATACACAACATATATTTCAATTTATATTAAATCAATCGAGTACATACACCTTGAATACGAGTAGAACCATCTCCCCGCGATTAGTTTCACGTGTCGCGTTAAGTGAAAACGGTTTAGAACTTGTCATAAAGGGACAAAGTCCAATAAGTAGTTTGGCTGTGTATACACGAACGAATACATCATCACAATTTTCAGAAAATGGTATAATAATTAACGGTATTAAAACCCGAGTTGTCATCGATTCAGATGAAGATGTTCAAAGAATTTATATCTCACAGAGTGGTAAATATTTTGCGGTTGCATCGTTCTACAATGGAACCAATACTCGTGTTAAGGTGTACGAGATAGTTGATGGTATTTACAAAAATATTTATTACACAGTGGGTCCGGGTAACGAAAATGAAGTATATGATTTATATGATGTCACATCGGCTAGTTACGCTATAAAAAATATAGTGTTCAGTGAGAATGAAGATAAAATTATAATTTTTGGAGCGGATATACGATCCTATACCATAAGTAATAAATCTGTGCAGACTAAGAATGTGAGTGATGTATATCTCGTCTCCAAAGATGAAAGTATTTATATTACTTGGTCAGCTAACTACATTCAGGTTTATAATTACATCGACAACACAAAGTTTGGTTTGAAACTATTTTTAGAAAATGTACTTGAACTTGGGATTTCGGATGACAATACGATAATTTCAGCCGTAACACCCACGTATACATATTTATATGAAACGGATGGTGTTGGATGGAAATTGAAAACGTCTTTATTTCCGTCACTCAAAGCTAATTTTGTGAAACATGAATTGACATCCGATGGGAATACATTAAATTATATAACATATGAAAACACAACTAATAGAACATTCGTTATAAGTTATGTGCTTCAGAATAATGTGTGGTATCGGATTCAATATAGAACTGAGAACTCTACTCAAGGAGTTGCTGATGTGAATAAAACTGGACATTACTACGCTATGATATCGGGAACAAATAAAGATTTAATAAAAGTCTACGAACTAGTAAAACAACAGAACACCGTGGAAATAGCTGTATCTGCAGACGCTAATCAATTGTACCCAAAACAAATGTTGAGCTGCAAGGTCTGTTTAGGAGTTGTGTATCTCGATGATCTTGAACGACGTCTTTTGAAGAGCACGAGAAAAGACTACGTGATCACACAGATACAACACAATACATTTGATATTCCCAAAGCTGTCGAGGAACATAAAATTAAAATGGACTTTATCAATCCAATCAAAGAATTATACTTTGTTATACGTCGCGAAAATCTCAAACAATACGAAGATTTTGTATCCGTTTTTGACTACGATAATGACGCGCTCACTGTTGAAAATAAACTCATCTTTTATGAAAATTTAAAAAGTCTAGAATTGATACTCGATGGAGCACAATATCTAGACGAGGACACCGGTAATTTTATATTTTTAAAAGCGATTCAGTCGGCAATTCATCACTCAAAGACACCCCTGATCAGGCGATTCTATAGTTATAGTTTTGCATGTGAACCTGAAAAACATTACCCAACGGGTCAGATGAACTTCAGTCTCATCAATAATCAACTCGCTAAAGTGAAAGTGACACAGAATCTGACTAAAAACAGAAAAATGGATATTTACGCCTTAAGTTACAACATCCTTAGAATAGATAAAGGTATGACACGAGTACTATTCAATACAAAATGATGAAAACTGGTTTTGGTGAATCTTCGGGAGATTTTGAAGAGCGACAATCGAATGCTATGATGGACATATTGACACCCGTGCTCGAAAAGAGTATGCTATTGGCGTGTGAATATGCCAAGGCGTGTGGTCGAAATACTGTCCTTGCTCAGGATATGGAATATGCGATCAAGTATTGTGTCATGTACACAGTTGGTGAAACACTTGGTTCCCTTTTTCCAGACATATATGACGAGGAAGATTCAGACGAAGATGATCTGGAAGAAGTGAGTGAAGACGAATGTCCTCCATTCGAAAGATATTCAGGAGATAATGAATTTTTTAAACGCATTAACGAATCATATGATCGATGGAATACTTGGACACCCCAAAGTCCGGTAGAAGAGATGTTAAAAAATGCTATTAATAGTAATGGAGCCAGTGGGTTGGTCAACAGATGAATTTAAACTCCTCGATGTCGACTCGGATAGTGAGGACGAAGACGACGAGGACGATGAGGACGACGAAGGTCCCCAGGTGACAAAAGGCTACTCAAAAGATGCCGATAAATATAAAAAAATCCTGTCAGAGGATGAACTACTTCCAGAATAATTTTCTAGTTATGTAATATAACAAATATGTCGGCCCAAGCTTTCGAAACTGTCACGCTCTTGACCGAAGAACTCCGTGTTCAATCTTTGAACTCCGTCGTCGCGGGTTTCTCTTTCGCGGCTGCGATCTCTTGGTTGGACCTCGTCCGATGGGCGATTAACCAACTCGTCCGTGTCCAGAAGAACGGCGGCCTCCACTATGGTCTCACGGCTTTGTTCACGACCCTCCTTTCGGTGATTGTGTACTTGGTGATTTCCCGCCTTTCTCCGACCAAGGTCACGAAGCCGGGTGCCCCAGTGTATGCCATCACCCGTTAAAGTCGTTTACGTGTGACCACCAATGTAAGCACACCAATGAAAATAATGATTGAAATCAATACATATTGTTTCCATCTATAAGGATCCTCTAAATCCGGGATGCTTATAGGCGGTGGTAAAACACCAACATCGGGTACTGTATCACCTGTATTAGACTTGAATTTACCCGTGTTACACTGAATTTCAAATTTCAAAATATGATCTTGATTTCTGAAATCATAGGGTATGAGACGACCATTACTCATATAAAAGAACTGTAATCGAAGACTTTCAATAAATTTTTGTGGACCACTGAAAAAGTCATGTTTGACGGGATCGTCTGCCACTGAAAAGTTCATGAATGGACCATTCAGAAGAATATGACTCGTATAAAACGGTTCTCGAATGTAGATATCTTTGTTAAAATTATCGGAACCGGAGCTTAGTCGAAGAACCAACGAGTTTGGACCCTCGAGATTTATACTCCCGGATGTCACCGTTTCGCCTGCATTGACCGTAATATTTTGTGGTAAAAATCCAAAAACTTGGTGGGGCGTTGTGTATTCGAGTGTCGCGAGATTAGATAAAGCATCATCTGTACCTGTTTTGATTCTCGCGTGTGTACCATCACCAAATTCAAGTGTATCAGAACCACTTACACTATCATTTGTAAATTCTAAAGAGTTGAGATTTGAATTATATTCGACGGTGTAACTGAAATGCTGATTTATGGCGTCTCTCACCGCGACAGCTAACACGTCACCCGTTGTATACAACCCATTTGGTACGACGATATCAGTTCCGTCGATACTAAACGTATTATTACGAGCATGTATCAATGTTTGACTATTCGGAATTCGAGCAGAAACTAAAGTAATCTTCCTGATGTCATAGATTCTGTTTTTCAAATCTATCACGTAATCGGATGGGTCTGGATACGATGCATAATCACGTTCACTACTATCGATTTCTAAGGTATGGACCTCCATTAAAATTCGCGTATAAAATTTTAATGGGTGTTTTTATTTAGTTAATTCTATTATTGAATGGGTTATTGGCTAATTGATTTTTGGCTAAGTCCAAACGATTACCAGTGACGTGTGGATTGAGGTGACCCTTGTACGGATTAAGATCATTGTATGGATTGACCTTGTAATGTTGCATCCAACCACCATTTGGTGCATTCAAACGACCATCGATGCGTGACTTATCATGGCGAATTGTTGTCAACACACCGTGTTGATTCATTGGCTTCTCACGAACATTCATACGGCCTGGGTTACCCATACGATTTGGTTTAGAACGACGCTCATCTGGACGCATACCATATGCAACATATTGATCAACGCCATACCCGGAACCGTCCGGACCTTCGCTATTCATCATGGCGGCCGGAGCATTGACGTAACCACCATAGAAGTTCGTAATACCCGGAGACGGATTATTCACGTGCATGAATTGAGTGTCATTCACATCCATCTTATTACGCGTCGGTGCCTGTGGCATCGTTTGTCCCGAGATAAAACGCTTTCCGGGTGCCTTATCAAGACCATCCGTTCTGAGACCGGTTTCCGAACGGTTTGTTGTACGCATGGTTTTTTGGTGAGACGATCGTGGTGTTACACCAGTCATACCTTGCGCGCGACCACCAACCGGCGCGCGACGTTCCGGAAGATACGCGGTTTTTTCTGGGCGATTGAAACCAACTTCACCAATCTCTCCACGACGGCCACCGCGAGTATCAACGGCTGGACCGGTACGACCTGGGAGAGTCGTAAGACGATACGCGCCTGTGTTAATGGGATTTACCCGAAACACTTGTTGATACCCACCAAATGACTCGATATCCGGTCCCACACCCAAACCTGGTCCAACTAATTTCTTTTCGACTGGCGAAAGGTTATTCATGCGACCTTGATCGTAAAGACGTCCTCGCATTTCCAAAAGTTCTTGACCACCCGTTCTACTTTGTGGTGCGATGACAGCAAACGAATCAATCTCCGATTTTCTATCTCTAAAAGGATCTGTGAATTCAATGTCCTCGAATTCAGTTTCAAAAAGTTCGGGTTGATTAACCACAACTTGTTTAGGTGGTTGCTCTGGAACTTGACTAAGCTTTCTACCGGCATAAATTAATCCAGCGACAGCCAACACTGACACGGGGTCTGCCATTCTTACTTCTTATTAACATTTTTATTATTGCATGTATCGCTGATTAAACATACTGTTCTGGATGAAAGCGCGGGTACTCGCGGGTTCATAACTCAATGTACGAAGCGGTACGTTACAGACGGTGTCATTCAATGGGAAGTAGCCACTCTCATGAGGCTTCACCAACACCTTACCGAATCGCGTCGTGGACTGAGGACGAAGTTGGTCACTCACTTCAATGTAACGAGCCGGCGAACCTTTACCCGCCATATACGGAGCTGTACCATAAATCATCGTCGAGGGGCGGCAGCAATAGTTAAGGGTACTCGGTTGAGGGTACACGAAAACTTCTTCTGTCGCCTTGACGATCGGGACTGCATCATACTGTAAAAGAGTCAGACCTGGTTGCAACTGGTATGCCATTTAACATTACTTGATATTTTTTATTAGGGCATACCTTGAGAAAACCTATTTCCTTGGCGTCCTCGTCCAGATGGATCAAGACCTGCAAATGCCTCAAGTTGTGTGCCTCGGGCATTCGGATCACAGTGTGTCGTATCAGACTTGCACATTGGCTGGAACTTTTTACCATAACACCATTCAGCAAAACCAGTTTGATCTCCCGCGGCGGTTGTCACTGGGTTACTCACAAATTGTCTCGCCATCGCATTCACTTGATACTGTGGCAAGGCTGTCCTGGAACGCCCGGGTGAATACTTCATACGTCCATTCAAAGTCGTATCGAGCTCTCGACGAACCGAGGTGTGATAACACGCAGACGGTCTATCCGGTCGATCACTAAAATCAGACAAAAGCATGTTACCCATCGGGTTATCCATGGTCGGGAGTTGACACGTAGATTCAGCCATCTCTTCAATGTGTGTCGGTCGAGCTTCACCCTCCTTGATCATCTCAGAATTATACATAACATAAAGAACACCTAGAACAGTCGTCGCGAGAACAAAAATTCTAGGATCACGTCGAATTAAATAGACAAAACATGCGGC